TGGCGCTGGGCAACTTGGCGACGGAACTGATACGCCTCCGCCAGATGATGGAAGTGATGTTCCTCCGGCATACGGAATCACCTGGAATATCAATGATGACGATCCGTGTGATCTCTGCGCTGCTCGTGACGGTGTCGTCTACACACTCGATACTCTCCCCTGCTGGCCGGGAGATGGCGGTTTTGGAGAATTCTGCGACGGAGCAGCGAATTGCAAGTGTACACTCGAATATGGCGATGCTGCAGGGACAATCACTGCCGACAATCCGTTCAGTGACATCTCTAACCAGTTCTATCCAGAGCGGCAAGCACAAGAGTCTGATCTTGACCAGGCAGCGATTGACGCTCGTAATGCCGACATCGCATCCGTCTCCGACATCAGTCCTGGTGCTGCTGACCGGATGGCCGCTCGCGATGCTGCGACAGGAGTTCCTGGCACGCGGTATGCTCCTGGAGGTCGACTTGCAGCGAGTGAGATCCCGAGTCTTCTCAAAGCGTCCGACATTGAAGACCTCGTCTACGGGTACCTTGCAAAACAGTATACGAAGGACTCAATCGCGTGGGTGAAAGACGCGACGTGGACATACGACCCATCTGTGGATGTGAGTAGCCTCGTACTTGCTCGTCCGACACTCGAGACGAATGACGACAAAGTCGCCGCGATCAAAGACAAGATCAGCAACGGCGGTGGAATCAAACCGTTGGTGATTGTGAAGACGCTACAAGGCAATGAGGTGGTCGACGGCAACCATAGGGTCAATGCTCTGAGAGAGATGGGTATTCATACGGCGGCCGCGTATATCGGGACTGGAGACGACCATCTAGGACAGTACGCTGTCGCAATGCAGCATGAAGATGCTCAAAAGTTGTACAAAGCACTTGATCCGTCGATGCTTACGACACTCCAGATCGGTGATCTGGTTTATGATGATGAACTCGTCATCTTCTCGCCGATAAGACCAAAAGCTGCTGCGATCGCTATCATCAAAAATGCTCAGTCTGTCGAATTCGCTCCCGGTCAAGAGATGATCGTCACAGACATCACAGACAATGAGGTTATCCTGGAGATTCAGTAGTGAAGATCGCTAAAGAACTTCGCTCTGATGTCTGGTTGCCTAATATCATTCGATTTGGATGGACGCCTCATATTGTCAAAGATTTCAATGATGACGAAGCGCGTAACGCCGAAGGTGAATGGACAAGTGGTGGTGACAGCGGTCCGCCAGAATTGCGGCCAGTTCCACAGTTAGTCGCTGGTGACACATTTGAGCATGCACGACTTGGAGTCGTCACAGTCGTTTCAACCGAACCGCAGCCGAGGAACAATCAATACGTTCGTATCACGGCGACAGACGCGAACGGTAAGCAAATCAAATTCGATGTCTCTGGTCGCAAGACGGTGGCACTCATTTCTCGAGGTTCTGGTGCTATAACGCCGCCGCCAAAGGAAGAGACTGGACCGCAAGTCAACATCACGAAAGAAGACATTCGAGAACTCAAGGGACAGATGAAAGAAGTACAGTCACGTGTCAACGGTGATTTGTTTGCACGGGGAGGTGCAAATCGAACTCCTGGTGTAGATGTTGATCAATTACGGCGTAATCGTGCTGCTGACGCGATGGTTTCGACTCGAAAGTTCGGAGCGCAAGTCAGTGCGACAATTGACACGTTGGTCGATCGTGAAATGAATCGTCTCGGCATACAATCCGGCAACGAAGATGAAGATATGAAAGCACGAATGCGTCTGTCGAGTGATCTTAGTAATGCTCGAACAACACCAGAGTTCAGAGATGCTCAGAGTCGTTTTCTCACGAGCTATCAAAACGGTTTTGCGATTGGAACTACCGCGGCTATTGCGCAAGCGCTTGAAAATCTCGGAGCAGGGACGCATAGCGAGACGATCCCCGACGGTAGCGGACAAAAAGACGAGTATACGATCACGCAAAACGATATTGACCAATTCAAAGCTGGATTGCATGAAGATGCGAAGGCTGATGCCACGTACAATTTCACATCTGGCGGTACGTCTAGAATTTTGCTTGGCAATTCTGTAGAGCCAAGTGTCGCGCGAATTGTTGACCGTTACGTATCATCTAGTGCTATGGAGAACTTCACTGGGCGATACATATACGATCCCTATATGGCCGAACTTCACCTTCCTGACGGCGGCAAAGTGCCGATATACGACCTCTTCCAAGCGAACAAAGAAGGGTTTAAGCAACTCGGTGTGTCGATGAGTATGAGTAGACAAGCTGGCTTCCGCGCAACAAATGCCTACGACGCTCGACTAGCGTACAACAGCTTTATGCGAGATGGCACGCCTATTCCGAGCAAAGTGAAACTCGGTCTTGTTGACGAAGACACGATGCAACGAGTGAAAGATTCGTACATTCCATACAATGCTGTAAAAGAAAAGATTGCGATAAGCAATCTCAATCCGAGTACAAAAGATCAGCAAGAGCAAGTTCGGCAGGCAGTGACATTTGCTGTTCTCGGCCAACTTCGTCCGCTTGGAGACATCAACTCGTTCGGGACAAATGTGCTTTACAGTAGTGCTGGAAGGTGGACGTACGACAAAGTAGGAAACGCAAAGTACGCAAACTTCGGTAAAGAACTAGTTGGACGAGCGGCTACGATGCTTCCTGTTGACTGGTTGCAAAACATCAAATCACTGAGAGTCAATACAACTTCCAGCACAGGTAGAAGTTACAACAACGGTGGTTACATTGAACTCAAAGTTGGGAAACCACTAAGTGACGTCAAAGAGCCGTTTGACTCACGAGTGAGCACGACAGTTCATGAATTGATGCACGCAATTGAAACATCAACTAGAGATGTTTCTACTCTCGAAGAAGCGTACTGGCGAGATCGTTGCCCAAACGAGTACAAGACCAAATCAGTTGGAAGCGGTCGTGATACGGGTGACCCTGACACTTTCAAATCTGCATACTCTGGCAGATACTACGGTAGAGGCAACTGGGAAATAGGTTCAATGGGCATGGAAGGCCTCTATGCGGATAAGGTTCAAACGAGAGAAGATCCGGACTACAAATCATTCATGCTCGGAATGGTCGCTCTTGCTGGCGGAGGAGATAGGAAGAAAACGCAATGACCGAACTTCGTTGGTCCGCAACAGTTTCATTTGAAGACAACAGAACTCCAATTATTGGCGAGTTGGCAACCTTTGGCGAATTCAAATGTAGTGATCCAGAGATCGAAAGTCTCGTCAACTACGACATCAATTTCAAAATGTCGGTTAGTCCGATCGCGTTACTTCCACCGATTGATTCTCTTGAAGTCTCTTACGACAATCCTGCTTCGATCGCAGCGTCGTTCTTCTGGGCTGTCGTGAACACGTACCGTGACGCTACGCCAGACTTTGTTTTCTACGGCAAGAACTACTTGCTTCCAGGCATGACACTCGATGATCCGAGCGTTACTGATCGAACAGACACGTTCACTGACCCGAAAATGATCGGATCAAGTGAGCCTCCAGTGAGCGTACTTTTCGAATAGCAAAACAAAAGGGTCACGCATAGTAATATGAGTCTCAAGTACACAATGCTTAGACATGGAGATTTCTGGCTCATATAGTTGATGTACCGGTTGAGGCCGGCACCGACGAAATTTACTTCGGTGTGCCCATCACAAAGATGGAAGTCCAGGAGGATGGCTCCGTAATCGTTGGTGGACTTTGTACGAGCGACAATCTTGATCTCGATGATCAGATCATTGACCTTGACTTTTCAAAGAAGGGTCTTGGTCTCTGGCAGAGCACTTGGAAGAACGTTCGCCAGATGCACTCAACAGATTTGCTCCCTGCTGGTGTCGGTCTTATGGTCGACACGACTCGACCAGACGGTGTCTACCTCGAAGCTCACATCATTGAACCTGGAGCCGCTCACCTTACGAAAACAGGTGTGTACAAAGCATTCAGTGTCGGTGTCTCACGACCTCGTATCATCCGAGACAAGATCGCGAAGAACGGTCGAGTCATTGACGGCATCTTCTCAGAAGTCTCAATCGTTGACTTTCCAGCGAATCCGATTTCAGCATTCAGCATCATCAAGCGTAAGAAGTCAGAAATAAATAAGATGGTAAAGACGTTGACGCCAATTGGTTCAATAGTGAAGTACCAAACAGACGAGAAGGGGCTTATGGCCAAGAGAATCAGTGGAAATCCAGTCATCGAGAAGGGTGCTCCTGATCCGGACTGTAAGACCTGTGGCGGTACTGGCAAGATCAAGGACGGGAACGTCGATTGCCCGGACTGCGTCCAGAAGGCTGTTGAACCTGAGACGACAAAGGCGAAGGCTGATTGCCCGGACTGCGGCGGCAGCGGTACGATGCCAGACGGTACGAAGTGCATGAAGTGCGCAGTCGCTGAACCGGATGTTGAAAAGGCTGCTGATGATGCCGAAAAGACCGCTGAACCCGAGGTCGAGAAGAAAAAGGATGACTCAGACGACTCGGATGACTCGGATGATTCAGACGACTCTGATGATTCTGACGACTCTGACGATTCTGATGACGACGGGGATGACGATTCTGATGATTCAGATGACGACGATGATTCAGATGACGACGTCAAGAAAACCATCGACGGTGTGGCGTACGCGCTTCGTCGGGCACACGATGTTCTCTGCGACGCGTACTCACCAACCGTCATTGCTGCGAATCATCCATCGGTCGAGAAATTGGGCTACAAGGCACTTCTCGAGCCGAGTGTGATCCGCACTCTACTCAGCTCACTCGCGGATAGCGGTGATCCGATGCAACTCGCTGAACTCGCTGGCGCCGTTGGTGCCGCGCAGATGCTGACGACAGTCGGCGACTCCGAGATCGCTGACGCGCACACGACAATGAACAAGGCATTCTCCGATGAGTATCCGGATGCGCATCCGACTCCTGGTAGCATCACACCTGGACAATTCAATCGTTCATATCTCTCTGCTGGCCGAACTCCTGCCACGCCTTCTGGTTCGGCTCGAATTCCTACTGCGAGTCCTTCAGTCAACGCTGAAGACTTCTCGGACGGTCCGATTACGGACGGTCGAGAAGCTCCTTCGCCAGAGAACAGCGGAAGTCACGCACCTTCGACGAAGACTGCGACGCAGCAAATCGCTGCCGCAACTGCAGACACTGTCTTGAATGCGACGACTGCACTTCACGACCACATCGCTGCAGCGTATCCGACAATTTGCACACTTGATCAGGGAGCAGGATTCTCTGGCGGTGGAGTCGATAGTTTGAATACTGACGGTAGCATCCAGTCAGTCTCCGCTGGCGCAAAGCCAGAGTTGACAAAGGTCGAGAAGCAAGCGAAGAAGGAAGCGAAGCGAGCAAAGAAGATCGAAAAGGCTCGTGCTCTACTCGCTGAAATCGCAAGTGACGACAAAGACGATGTTGTCGACGCCATCGTTGACGATACGACTGACGAATCTGTTCTCAAAGCTGTTGTGACAACCGACGGCGAAATCCTTCTCGACACGGAAGCACTCAATGGGATCATTGAGAGCATCGTGTTGAAGCATCTTGGAGATAAGTTCCAAGACATTGACAAGATCGTCGGCGAAGTCAAGGCAGACATCAAAAAGATCGGTAGCGAACCAGATCCAGCCATGGCCCCAATGCGGGGTGGCGTCGGATTTGAGAAAGCGATTGAGAAGGCAGCAGTGGCCACAGAGGCGGATAGACTCCGCGAGGTCGCGAACGTCGAAATGAAGGAACAAATTGAGTACCTCACGGAACTCAAGAAGTCAGGCCAACCGGAACTCCGGTTGCGAGCCGAAAACGAACTGACCAAGTTGCTCGAACGTGCTGCATTAGCACCAGTAAGCGACTAGTCCCTACAAGAAACTCAGGAGGTTTCTGGAAACAACTATCAACGAAACCATCGAAGATGCCGCCCGGTATTCCGGCGCATCTGACATGATTTCGGGCCGTATGCCCAACCTAGTCAAGGGTGCGGGTTTCGCTAAGATCGGTGGCAATGAACCACTGCAGGATGATGGCGAAATCTTCAAGCGCTCTTTCGAGGCTGAGCGGTCGTTGCGCGCTTCTGTGAAGAAGTCGTACAAGGATCCGGACGCGGTCCGCAAGAGCATTAACCCGGCGTTCAGTTCTCAGTTTGGACTGTTCCTTCAAGAAGGCGCCAATCCCGGTTACGGAGCTCTCGTCAACGAATTGAACAGTTTGCTGTCTGCCGAACTTGGCAAGAACATCACGCTCGCCTCTCCGTTGTCGTCCGGCTTCGTTCCGTTCGACCTCGTTGCTCCGTCGCGACTCATCTACCCGGTGTACTCGCCTCTGCGCAACAAGGTCCCACGTGTCGCTGGTCAGGGTACCTCGCACCGAGCAAAGCTCGTCACAGGTATCTCCGGCTCGCAAACCGGTGTTGCGACTCAGCGTATCTCGATTTCTGAGATTCCGCAGAGTCAGAGCATCAACGGTAACTGGCCGCTGAACCTGCCTGCCGCTGGCGCTCAGCAAGCTGTCGACATGAACATTCCTTACAAGTTCTTCGGTCTGAGTGAGTCGCTGTCTTGGCTTGCGCAGTTCGCCGGTCAGGGCTTCGAGGACATCTCTGCACTCGCCAACTTGGTGTTGCTGCAGGAGTTCATGCTCGGTGAAGAGTACACTTTGCTTTCGGGCACGAGTGCCGCTCTTGCTGCGCCTGCTACGCCAACGCTCGCAAAGCGAACGGCAACTTCAGGTGAGACCGCGCTTTCTGGTCTTGGTTCGAACGATCTGTTCGTTCTCGTCACTGCTCTCAACTACTTTGGTGAGACCACAGTGACTAGTACGGCTGCACTCGTCGCATCCGCAAACGGTGATGTCGTCGACGTCACCATCGTACCAGTAAACGGTGCGTACACGTACAACATCTACGTCGGTCAAGCTGCTTCATCGCAGCCAGCTAACTCGGCCATGTGGCTGATGGCTGCTGGTGTCGGTGCTACCACGTTTACGCTGCAGGGCGCAGTTCCGACTTCTGGAACAAACCCGCCAACGGTTGACAGTGGTACTTCGGCTTCTACTGACTACGAGGGATGGCTCTCCATCCTGGACGGTCACGCTGGTGGTAAGGCTGGTGGCGCAGGCGTTTACCCACTCGGCTTCACTGGTTCGTACATCAACAAGTCAGTTGGTGAGACCCTTTCTCACACTGTTCTCTTCAACGCGCTTTCGGCGATGTGGAACGGCAAGGGAACTGGGAACTCGTCCACGACTGGTGGATTCCGTGCGGACCCAGCTGAACTCGTCGTCGAAGGTTCGGACAGTTCTCGTCTGGCTGAGGAAGTCATCGCAGCCGGCGGAGCAACGAACTACCGCCTGTTCCTGACTCAGAACGACATCGGTAGCATCACCACCGGCGGCGCAGTTTCTGAGATTCAGAACCCCATCACCCGAAGCATTGTCCGCATCGTTGTTCACCCCTGGTTGACTCAGGGCACGGCATTCTTGAACTCCTACACGCTTCCGATGTCTTGGTCGAATGTGACCAACGTCTGGGAGAACGTGATGGTTCAGGACTACCTGTCCATCAACTGGCCGGTGATTGACGCTTCGTTCCGATACAGCATTTACATGTTCGGTTCGCTCGTCAACTACGCTCCGCAGTACGGTGGCGTTCTCCAGGGTCTTCAGCAGACTGTTGCTGGGACCACGGGCACCAACTCGTAGAGTAACTCCTACGGAAGTGAAATGGCGGTGGTGAAAACCACCGCCATTTCCTTTGTATAATTACCGTCATGGCCTCTATTACCGTTCCTCCCGGTTGCATGGGAGTCGAACTTCCGAATGGCAAGAAGTTAGATGCCACTCGGAGCGGCACTGTCAAGTTGGATAGTCCGGCAGAGGAACGAGCCGCATTGAAGTCTGGTTTGGCGACGGCGGGAGTCATCACACGTCAGACAATCGGT